ATCCCAACTCGACAAAGATCGAGAATACTTTTTAAGGAGGTTGGAAGATGAAAAGTCTAAGTAGTCTTTTTGTTATTCTTTGTTTAACAACTCCAGCATTTGCTGAAGGTAACTTTGAAATGTTTGAAGAGATCTGTGAGATCACTGGTGAGGTGAAAACATCTTATCGTCAGGTTCCCAGTGAGATCAAACTCTCTGACATTGAAATTAAATCGAGAACTTCGCTCCCAACTTCTTCGCAATAACCTTTGGAGGTTGGAAGTATTTCTTAAATCTCTTTACTCCTTCTTTTGTAAGTTGAGATTTAAGTTCCTCATCAATAATTATTTTGTTATCGTATTCCCAGAAAGAATCGGTATCAATTTGATCACGGAGATATTGTTCTAGTTTTTCAATGTGACCTTCGAGAACTTTCATTCCCTTTGCTGAGTACTCAATAATCTCAGTTGTTCCATCATCATTGGGAATGAAGTGAAGAACAGGTTTAACCTGTTTAATCTTAACTTTTTTCTTTTTAGGTTTTAGCATCTGTTTGAGGAAAGGTTCTGCTGCAGTTTTCACCTGTCCCATCACAATAGTTGCACCCAAAGTTACAGCAGTTGTAATAACAGCTGTTGCACCAGCAGTGACCAATGGTGCAACTTCGGGAAGAGGAACATCTAATCCAGCCACATTGATTATTGGTTTAGGATCTGGAAGATCTCTTGTATCTCCCTGTACTTCCTCACCTCCCCCATTCCTTTCTTCAATGGCACCTTCCCACTCCTCTTGTGTGGGAACATCAATGACAGGATAATTTATTGTTGTATCTGGAACATTCACCACAGGAACCTCCAGACCCTCTGTAACAGGTGGAGGAACCACATTAGTTACAGGAGGTCGTCTTGCATCAATCACAGAAACCACAGGAGGTGGAAGACTGTTGATTACAGATACTGAAGGTTGAACTCTAGGGATTTCACGAATAACATCAGACATAAAATCAGATGGTTGGCATTACAGGTGGTTCACCATCCTTCTTAGGTGCTACCGTAGAAATTTGAACTGGTGCCTGTTCAATACGAATTGTTTGAGCAGGTGCTGTCTGTGCTGCCGCAGCAATCAGTTTCTCAAGGTCTGCTTTGGTGATACTACCACCACCAGCACCCATCTTCATTGTGCCATCACCAGACTTCTTCGCTGTCTGAACTCCAAATGTTGCTAACACCCCTGTGAACACTGACGCAATGAAGGTGGGATCCAACTTCTGTTCTGGAATTCCAAATGCAGCAGGAAGTTTGATGTAGGCAAGTGTGAGAATTCCACCAGACCAAACAAGAATACCAAGACGAACCATGGTACTAATGGCTTCCAGTTGACCTTCATGATCCTCTGCAGCATCTTTCATCTTACCAAGAAAACCTTTTTTCTTTTCTTGTTGAACTGTCTCTTTTACTTCTTCGGTCATGGTTTGTAGTTAGGGTTAACTTATTTATTTTTTAAATCCTTAAAGAGCATAAAAATACCCCAGAAATTTTTTCTGAGGTAAATGGAATTAGAAGTTGAATTTTGTTTTAGGCTGGTGCGAGTTCTCTCGAATTAACTTTCAGATAATCGTAAACCTGTTCAGGTGTACTTTCTCTGTAGGGATCTGACTCATGATTGTCAGACTTACCATCTTCCACAAACAGTTTCTCGATCACTCCGTTGTCAATAACTGCTGCATAACGCCAGGAACGATCACCAAATCCAAGGTTTGATTTGGATACCAGTTGGCCCATGGCTCGAGTGAAGTAACCGTTACCGTCAGGAATCAGTTGAACCTTTTCGATTCCCTGATCCTTTGCCCATGCGTTCATAACAAAGGCGTCATTAACAGAGACACAGTAAACAGAATCAATCCCGAGTGCAACAAAGTCCTCATACTTCTCCTCAAATCCAGGGAGTTGATAAGCACTGCAAGTAGGAGTGAATGCACCAGGGAGACTGAAAATAACCACACGCTTACCATCAAAGAGATCGGCAGTCGTGCGAGTAACAAATTCTCCATCTTCCCTGAACTGAAATTCCACAATAGGAACTTGATTTCCTTCTTTTTTCATTTGAATCTCCCAATTAATTCCTTTGATAATCATTGATTAGTTGAGTAAGCGGGTTGCATTAATCCACCACCAGGACCATCTTGATCATCATCTTCTTGATTATCTAAAATCAAATAAGCAATCACAAAACCCACCAATAGTCCAAGGTAGGCTTTAAACATCACCAAATGCCTGGGATGACTTGGCCGGTAACAGCATAAGCACCGAATGCTGCAACAATACCAATCATGGCTGCCCAGCCATTAATTCTTTCTGCTTTTTCGTTCATTGTTTTACTCCTTGTTGATTAATTTTGTCGTAAATGAAAGTGTCACCATATTCACGGTGAAGTTTGTAACCGACCACTGCTCCTTTGGTGTTCAAGAGATCACATAATAAGTAAGCAGTTCAGCCATCAATAAGTCTCAGAGAGTTGATTAACAGAGTGTGCCAGCAAAACAAAGAATGAGATGCTGGTTACTGTGAAGATTACCTCAGTCATCAGAAAAGGTTCTCCTCTTGTTCAGTAAGTATAACACAGTCGCTGGTGGGGTAAGCAACACAGAGAAGAGCATAACCCTCTTCCAGTTGATCATCATCCAGGAATGTTTGATCCTCGTTATCAACGGTACCAGAGATAACTTTACCTGCACATGAAGAACAGGCACCTGCACGGCAGGAGTAAGGAAGGTCTACACCTTGCTCCTCAGCGGTGTCCAGGATGTAAGAATCATCAGGACAATCGATGACTGTTTGATTCCCATCAGGAGATTGAAGTGTGACCTTAAAGTTTGCCATTTTTATCAGAAGACTCCGAAGAATAGTTTACCAGTGAAAGCGTAAGAAAGCAACCCAGCAACAATACCGACCATAGCCCAGCGTCCATTTGCTTTCTCCGCCTTCTCGGCATAAGGTTCAATTCCGTAGCGCTCAAGATCTTCTTTTGTCATGTACATGGAAGGCTCCTTAGCCCACATATTCATTTGTCCGAACTCGTTTTTAGTAACTGTCATTTTAATAATGTGAAGTTATGTTTCATTATTTATTATTTCTTTACATTTGTCAAGTAAGTAAGATTACTTAGTTAGAGATCCCTAACAATTTTCCTACACTTGTCTTTGTTTTGTCTACAGAAAGAGCGAACATAAGACTCCACGTCTACATCCATAGACCTATGTGCAGATACATGTATCCCCTGGATTATTAGGAGAGTTACCAACAACAAAGTTGGAATCATCCACATATCTCTTAGGAATTTTAACATAAAAAAAAGGGGACACCGAAGTGTCCCCCAATTATAACACAGATGTTATCAGAAGCTGTACTTAACGCCAGCCTTGGTTCCGTAACCGTTGTCAGCACCGTTGGCGCCGGTAGCTACACTGAACTCACCGTAAACGGAGAGGTTATCGGTAGCAGCAACCGAACCGCCGACCTTAGCGGAGAAAACGGTGTCAGACTCAGCACCATCAGGAGTAACCAGTGAAGGGCCACCCTGGATGTAGTAACCAGCGGTTCCAGCTTCGTTGGTACCTTCGTAGCCAACATGGAAATCGGTGGTGGTGCCGGTGTAGTCGTCACCAGTGAAACCAGAGTTCGCTTCTACATTAACGTAGGGACCTGCGAAAGCAGCGCCAGCGAAGAGAGGGGCAGCAGCCAGAGCTGCGAATACAGATTTGATCATTTTAGTTTACCTTATTTTCTCGCAGAGATTACCTGCGGATGATAGAAGGCTCGACATGCCTTCGTTGTAATAGACGCCACGGTTCCTCAGCGAGTAGTTGAGGCGTCGGAACCGTTGTTCTTTATATTTATAACATAATTATTTCAATTTGTTAAGACTGTTTTGAAACTTGTGAGGATTCAGTGACTCTTCCCAGATAAGGATCATAATCCATAAGTTCATTAATGTCCATCTGTGCACCTTTCTGAGACCAGAAGTTTAGTTGTGCTTCATAGTTTCCCTTGTGGAAAGCATCCACATGATCAGGGTGAATAGAAGAGCCGAGTTCAGTCCGATAAAGAAGAAGAGGAAGGGCATAGGTGTTTCCTGAATTATAGATAAGATCATCAGCAACAGGGCGTGGTCTCACACCATTATCCAACTTATACTTATCATCTCTACAGTGAAGACGAATCAGTTTCTCTGCGTGATGTCTGGTAATAAGATAACAAGCTGTAGAGAACTCATTCACAAACCTTTTGTGAACCTTAATGTGAATATCTCCTGTACAAATAATTGCAATCTGACAGACATCCCAATCATAAGGAATTTTAGAATAAAAATCTTTCCATGTGAAGTTCCAGAACCTTACTAGATCCAAACTCACATCATCTTCCATCATGATGGCATAAGGTTCTCCAGTCTCATAGAACTGTTTGATTGCCTTTAGGTGAGAGGTTGTGCATCCAATCTCACCAGATGACATCATGTCTGGATAACGACCCTTCAGAATACCACTCAGGTCATCTTCACGACCATCATAGGCAGACACTCTGGTGTAGTTATCAATCTCCCAATACTTGAACTGATCCTCCATGTATTGTTTGCGTTCTGGTTGTCCATCCAGATTCAAATAATAAATGGGTCCAATCCCGTTGAGTTTAAAAACTGATTTGTTTCTATCCATCAGAACCAATCTACTACGTTTGCTGCTTTGTCATCAACATAAACATCACCAGCTGGTTTACCCATGTGAAGTTCATGAAACTTACATCCCCATTCTTTTAATTGATTATAGGTGAAATCATAGAATTCTCTATAAGCACAAGTTGTTGAGTTCTTAAACCTTCCCATTCCTCTTGCGGTTAGATATGTGATGTAGTGTCCTCCATCATAAAGTGAATTCACTCTATCAATTCTAGATTGAATAGGAGTTGCACCAGTATACCTTGTGGCTTCTGTTGTGCCTGGTTCACAAATGGTTCCGTCGATATCAAAAACGTATCTCATTAGTCTCCTGCCTCAAGTCTGTAGCTGTCTTCATCAAAGTGTTGTGTACTGAACTCAAACAACTCTGTGTCCTTTAAAGCCACCATCTGGTGTCTCATTCCACGAGGAACATGAAACTTATCACCCTCGATGAGAACTTTAGTGTCAGCGATCTCTAGGTTATCACCTTCACTATAGTAAACTTGAATTGCTCCACTTTGAACATAGAACACTTCATCTTTCAATTTATGATAATGCCAAGAACACTTTCTGTCTTTGGCGAAGAAAAGAATCTTACCACAATATTCAGGGCAATTTGCAATCCATTTTTCAAATCCCCATCCCTTTGGGACAAACTTGATTGGATCACTCGCATGCATTTGCACATCTCCTGATGATGTCTGAGGAGGAATAACCTCCAACTCGATTAAAGAATCGAACTTCTTTCGCAAATGCTCTACCCACTCCTTCATGGTCCCTCCAGTCTCCTCCATCTACCAAAATGTCAGGTTTATAAAATTGAATTAGTTCTTCGAGTTCTTCTCTTGTGTCAAAACCCAACACAAGATCAATGTATTTAATCGATTCTAGGAGAGCCTTTCTGTCAGAAAAAGTGTTGATGGGTCTTGATGGTCCCTTGTCTCTTGCAATCTTTGCATCCGAATCGAGGCCAATGATGAGTCGTCCACCAACTCCTGCCAAGGACTTGGCTGCACTAAAGAGAGCAATATGACCAGGATGTAAAACGTCATAGCACCCGTTCGCCCAAACTAACTTCTCTGACATAATCTTCAACAGTTTTAAACTGATAATCACCCCATTCTTCCTTCGCACAAGTATAATGTTGATACTTGTTAGAAAGGTGTGGAGGGAATCCAATATATTTTATCTCTGCATTATAACACTCTGCCACACAATTGCCAACATCTTCAAAACTAATTGGATTACTTGTTCCGAGATCATAAATTCCTGATCCCTTATCATTATCCAAAACGATGTTGATCACATCATCCACATGAATGAAATCTCTCTTGGTTCTTTCTGAACAATGGAAGAGAATAATCTCACCATCCTTTTTGGCTTGATGAATGAACTTAGAGATTGGTGAGGATTGATTTCTCTCTACCTTATCTTCCTCATTGGGTCCATAAACATTGAAGTATCTGAATCCCTGAATGTGACTAAACTCTTCTATGTGATCCTGAACCCAATAGTCCACTGTCAGTTTTGACAGAGCATAATAGTTGAGTGGATTATAGTTAGGTGCCAAGTTACCATACACCGATGCAGAGGAGGCATACTTAACTGGGATACCCTTTACCTTCGCAATCTCAAACAAAGAGATGGTGAAGCAAACATTGTAATCATGAATCTTTGAGATGTTTGTTTCGGTGGTGTCAGAGATTGCACCCTGATGGAGAATGAACTCCACATCATCCCAATCTTCGAATGTTTTTAGAAACAGCCAACAATCATTGAACTCTACAGGAATTACTTCCCATGTTTTCTCCAAAACTGTTTTGAAGTTCTTCCCAATGAAACCATTGGATCCAGTAAGAATTACTTTTGGCATGTGGTTACCCCTTTGTGTTGAACGACTTCGGAGGCACATTTGTTAGCAAAGTTTATTGCGGATACCAAATCATCACTCTGAGTATATTGAAATGCTAAAGCTGCCATAAAGGTATCACCTGCACCAGAAACATCTAAAACTTCAACCTTATTCATAACTGGATATACTTTACCACGATAAACACAACCTTCACTTCCAACAGTTTTGATTACCTTGTCGTTGATGTGTCGATTGATAAAAGATTTTGATCTTTCGTATTCGTAGTTGTTGATCTTAATAAACTTTGCTTTGAGTGCCCAGATGTCTAGAACCTTCTTCGTGTCTAGAAAAACCTGTGGATGGTTAGCACAGATGTACTCAATGTCATCTTCCGATAGAAACCCCTTATCATAGTCGGAGATAACAATTGTATCATAATCAAAGCTAATATTATTTAGATCGATTGGATTTAGAGGATAGGTAGTGTCAACCCTCACAAACATGTGATTACTCTTATCATCCACAAACCTAGTCTTCTTGACTGTCTTCCAGTTCTCATTGGTCACAATGTTACACGCATTGGACAACCCCTGAAGGTTCTTGTAGACGTTGTAAGCCATCCCTGGTGTCTCCACCACCTTGATTGTTTCCAACACAGGGACAGGTCTGTCGGGTGCCAATCTGGTTGCCTTACAATAAGTGTAGACATCCAGACAACTATCCCCAATAACAAGGATTCCCATCAGTATCGTGACTTTCTTTCAATAATCATGGCGGGTTTGCCACTTTCTTTAGCACCTCTGAATGCTCTGATAACATCGTCACCAGTTACAGGATCATGTACAGGGAAACTCACTGCTTCTTTGAAGACTTTAGTGAAGTCCTGAGAGTGTGTGATTCCAGAGTAGAAGGGACCAGCGTCAGCAGTCACAGCACGAATAATGACAGGACACTTGAACTCACCATGTGAGATCCTTTCAATCTTATCAATGTGATTGATGATGGCATCTGCTGCCACCAACATGAAGTCGTGACGTTCAAAGTAAACAACAGGAGTGAATCCCTCAAAGGACATTCCAATAGCAAGACCTGCCATCAGGTTCTCTGCCACAGGCGTTTCAAGTTTCTGTTCATCAGGAACGTCCTTCAGAGTTCCAATGGCATTTCCATACTTGACATTGTATCCAATAAAGATTGCTCCTTGTTCACCCAGTTCAGTCTGAGTTTGAATCATTGCCTCCTTGTAAGAGAGATCAGTCTTCTCATACTCAGGATAAACAAAAGGTTTCAGAGGAGGGAAGTATTCATTATCAGTTTTCTTCACTGCCTTGGAAAGATCAATCATTCCAGGTTTACGACAGTGGGGATAAGTGCAGGTGTATTGATAACGAATGACATTGGGAGAGTTCCACTCAGGATGTGCTGTCTTACCCCAGCGGTCCTCATTGGTAGCCTCACAACTGCGGTCGTTACTTTCAATAACAAAAGTGCAGGGAAGATCAAAGCCATCAACATAACGAACTGCCTCTGCCAGGTGTCCATTATCTTCTGTACCATCTCCCACAAAACACCAGACTCTCTGGTCTGACCCCTTACGTTTGAGAGCCCACGCAACACCAGCAGCAATGGCAGGAGTGCCACCAATGATAGCAGAGAGGAAGAAATTCCGCTCTCTGTCATAGACAAACATGCTGCGGCCATCTTTGATTTTCTGTTCGAGTTCTTCGGGAGGAATACCATGCAAGAGTGCATGATAATGATTACGGTGATTAGAGATTACATAATCACCTTCTTTAATATCTTTGAAGATATCAATCAGTTGTTCTTCATTTCCACCAGAAAGGTGAAAAAGGAATGGTAGTTGGTTATCCATGTAGAGATCACCAATCCTATCTTCGAAGGCAATTAGTTCCTCCTTAGTCCACACCTTTCTCATCAGTATTCTCCAATCTTGATCATAATTCTACCGGCATTCCCACTCTTCAACAAGTCGAAAGCATCATTGACTTCATCCAAAGTAAATGTGTCAGTGTGAAGAGTTTCATAATCCAAGACTCCCTTCACTGCCAACTTGATGTAACGAGGAATGTCCACTTCAGGATTGGTTTTTCCTCCTTGAGTTGCCTTGACTTTTCGTCCTTGTCCATCGAAGAACGATAGACCATCAAACTCCAGAGAGAGACCAGGTTTGGGTTGTCCCACGAGTACAAGTGTCCCACCAGGTGCCAGTTTGTCGTAAGCATTCGAAATCACCTGTGGAATTCCTGTTGTGTCAATGATGACATCACACTTCTCATGTAGATGTTCAATGTCATAAAGAAACTTCTCCGCACCAACAGCGAGAGACAATTCACCCATGTTCTTATTGATATCCACACCATAGATTGGTGAGGCACTTCTCATCTTTGCAGCCTGTAGGAGATTCAATCCAACACCACCACAACCAATCACTGCAACAGATTGACCAAACTTCAGGTCACATTCATTGTCAATAATACCCAGAGCAGTGGTGAGAGAACACCCAAGCATAGCAGCAAGAGTAGAGGGAGTTTCATTAGGTATTTTGGTAACTCGATTTTCGGAAACAATCGAATATTCCGATAACGTAGTAACTTTGCCACTTGAAATAGTTTTCCCGTTTAAAACATAATTGGGGAAAGGAGATTCAACTCCAGAACCAGGCCGCCAATGCATAACAACCTTATCTCCTGGTTTGACAGTTGTTACTCCAACCCCAACATCTTCTACAATACCACAACCCTCATGTCCCATCAAATGGGGAAGAAACTTTTCGTTACCTTTGTAACCCCGAATCTCATGAAGTTGTGCTCCACACAATCCACTCACCAAAACTTTTACAAGAACCTGGCCGAACTTCAACTCAGTAAGTTCTACCTCTCTAACTGCAAGTGGTGCATCAATCTTCTCTAAAACTGCTGCCTTCATTTGTTTCTTTTCCTCAGTTTGATCTCATTTACATAGTGGTGTTTTCTATTCACCAAATCTAAAACTTGATTAGCTACTTCATCCACATCCATTAGGGTGTCGTAGTTGTCTCTGTCCTCTGTCATCCTTGTTTGAATACCTCCAGGATAAACATCCACAATCTCCACACCTGTTCCAACCGAACCTGCTTGAAGTGATTTAGAGAATCCCATCAGAGCATATTTACTCGCACAATAAATTGATTCATCTATGTTTGGATGATCAACACTCAAAGAGTTGATGTTGATAATCAATCCTCCCTTACTTCTTCTGAAGTAATTGAAGACTCTCTTGAGCATCAGAATCTGTGCCGTAACATTGGTATCAATAATCTCCTTGATCTTATCATCACTTGTTACCTCAGCGTTCACATTCCAATAGATTGCAGCATTATTGATGAACACCTGAGTGTTACATTGTTGTAACCAGTCATAGAACCTATCAATAAACTGAGGGTCAGTAATGTCACCTGTGATGCGACACTTACCCTTCCTCATGTGAGGAAAGATTATATGACCTCTCTGAATGCCATTATCCATGAGTGCTCTTCCAAGACCAGAAGAACACCCAGTGATCATAATATGTTTTCCCCTCTTCAGGTCAGAATCCCTGAAGGCAAGTTTTTCTACCATTTTGCTCCTTTGTAACCTGCTCCACAACCATAGAAACCATTACAGTTTACTTCGAAATCCTCAACCATTTTTTCAAGAGGACTCTTACCCTTTGGTTTCTCTGTTTGATTCAACTCCGATTCCAGTTGTTGAAGATCAAGTTGAAAGTCAGCATTGAGATCTTGACCAACTGGAACTGTTGCAATTAAAAGTGGGATGAGTAGATTCATTCTGTTACAATGTAGTTTACATAATCAAGATAGAAAGCACCAAACCGTAATTCATTCCTCAACCATCTCTGCATATTATTATACAATGTATTTGAGACAAAAACAAAGATGTCAAGGTTTTCTTTATATCTCTTAACAGCACTGGCTAAAGCCGTTGAACCACTATGAAGTCCACACAACCCACTGGAGGAAAACATGAGATCACAATAATGAAAAATAGATTCTACTTGAACTTCCCCATCACATTCAATGTTGATTTTTGAACTACTTACATCATTTCCAAACTTAACAAATAAGAATTTCTTATCTGTTTCTTCTTTCATTTTGTTAAAAGTTCTTTTTAGTTTTTCAATATTATATCCATTACCAACACCATCAAATTTTAAACTGACTGCTGAAAAATCAACAAGGATAATATCTTCATATCCATCAATCTTTTTTGGTTGGTAATAAATTTTTGGATAGATGTTTGTTGGTTCTAAACCATGTGCCTTTTCCCAAGAACTAATCCAATTGTTTGTGTAGTTCTGTTGTCTTATTTCAGGAGTGTCTCCTGCTGACCATTCACCATTTTTAATTCCCTTGATGTAAGGGTTGTATCCCCACACCAAATCATAGATTTCTTTATTCCTAAAGTTGTTACGATCTAGAAGATACGTTTCTCTTCTTTGTTGTTTGTAAAACTCTTCTGGAAGAGTGGAGAACTGAAGTTGATCACCCAGTCCACCATTCCAGGCACTCAGGATTACGTCAGAACCCCTTCTCATAGTCTCCAGATAATCTGATAACCATCATGCAGACACTCTGCACCAATGTCATTCATAAAGTCTTCAATGAATGTTGCCTTACCACCCTGAGCAAGAGTTGCTCTGTACTGGTCAAAGTTTGGTGTGTTAAGGTGATCATCAACACAAATAATGGTTCCCTTCTTCAGGTTTTTCATTACAGCACACAACTCTTTGAGGTGGTGTTTCTGTGAGGGAACAGGATTCTTTGGATCAAAATCATAAGAATCCAGATACAAAAAATCAATCTTCTTCTTTGCAGGAATACCCCACAAGAACTCTACAGAATCTGAACAATAAACAGATGTTCTATCAGAAACCATACTCTGTGCATGTGCCACATTGTTTGGATTGATATCTACTGATACAACTTCACCATCATAGTAGTTGATAAAGTCATCAAAAATATAAGTGCTAGCACCATCATCACCAAGAGCAAGTTGACCATGGTCTGCTCTCATGCAACCTGTTTCTACAATGAAAAAGTTCTTATCCTTTTTTTGATCTAGAAGTTCAAAAACAATTTCCAAAGAAGTTGCTCTATCTCTCACAGGGTTGTTGGGACCCGCTGGTTGCAACAATTTTGCAAAGAATTTACTACTGAATCTTTTTGAATAACTCATTGAACTTCCCTCTCTTCACACACACGAAACTCAGAAATTTCTTTCTTATTTCTTTCATAGAAGATTTTAGTGTTTTTATGTTGTGCCTTCAACAACCAAGGAGCAGGAGTTCCTGTTTCCTTTCTTGTTCCACCCCACTCTGGTTTTGAATCAAAATCAATCCAATAACAACCACAAACTTTCCCAAGTTTCTTATGCATCCTAAACATCAGATCATGATCATCCATGTCTTGTGGTGAATAAGTTTCATCCAAATAATCCATCTTTCTGAGATCCTCATGATTGATCATCAGAGGTCCACGATTCACCGTCGATCTTACAGAGAAGATGTGACGTGGGGTGTTTTGTCTATTGGATCCATCACAAGAAGAGAGAATGTCACACCAACAATCATCTAAGTCCTCTTCCATTCCCATGTGTTTACTATTGGGATTAACTTGATAGTTATGTGCAGTTCTTGCAGTTACAGCAAACACATCATCAAACTTTTGGAATGGTTTTCTCATTCTCTGATTCCAATCTTTCTCTTTGATAATCATGTCATCTTGAACGATGATAACGTAATCACCCAAGGCTTCTTTCAACCCAATGTTATTTGCTTTGGTTTCAAAGACATCATCGGCGTGAAGAATCGTAACTCGACTTGTAATCGTTGAGTTGTTCAAATAAGCATCAACGAGTTCTTCTGTTCTATCAGTGCAACCATCCAAGACAATCAACAACTCATACTCACCAGTTGTGTTATCTTCGATCCCTTCCAGAACAGATTCAACAATCTCTTCCTGATTATGAATGGTAAGAATAATACTATCCACAATAGATGGTTTCAAATAAGGTGCTTCATTTTTCAACTGAATCATAAACTGATCAATAGGACGATAAGGTCTCACTTCACCCCTTTCAAATCTCTCAAACCAATAATCTGCATTACCTTCAATAAAATTTCTCAACTCTTGACCAACAACAGATAACCCATCCCTAACTGCAAGATTGGTGATAATGCTTTGATCTCTCCTTACATCTTTGAATCCACTGAGTTGTGGTTTACCAGAGAAGTCTGTGAGTTTTCCATTCACCCTCTCATCAAACAACCACTTCTGCCACTCTTTGAGGATTTCCTTTGCCTCATCACAAACTGTCCAGAAAGAAAAACCTGCTTCCAGTTGATTGACATTCCAATAATCCTCTTCATCACATTCCATGAAGTGGAAACAATCTCTCTTTGTGTAATCACCTTGTTTTGAGTTACCCATTGCCAACAGGCAAGGATCATCTCCCATTGTTTGATCTACAAACTTAAAGATGTCTGGGTGAAACAGGTCCAACACATCCAGGTAAAAGATTTTATCTCCTTCCTCCAGTTGTTCCATTGCCTCCAAAATAAACTGAGGCTTCCAAACAAAAGCTCCAAACTTATTTTCTTTTCCTGCTAGAGGGCTGTTGAGAAACCAATCCTTGTTCTCCTCATAAAACTTAGATTTGAAGAGATCGTCATCTCCAAACTTAAAGTGCCTCACTCCCAGAGATGTTGCAATCTTATCGATGAATCTCTGACTACGTTTAAACTTTTGTCCAGAGAATGCAGCTGTAACAATATTCCAAGTCATAATGATTAAAAACGATAAGGTTTGTTTGATTCAAAGTGAACGTGTGGACCACTACTCCAAATTCCAGTTGATCCGCAGATTCCAATCACCTCACCTTCGAGATAATACTTCTTTGGTCCAACTTCTTTTAAATGTGAATAAGATGTCTTTCTGTCCTCATATCTTATCACAAATACCCAACCCATTTCACGAGAGTAATGAAATGTACCATAACCAGAATGAACAGCTTTCACATAAGATCCTTCGATACAAGAGATGTCGTGTGCTTGATGTATTGGTGATGGATCTTGTGTGATGACACCTTCAACAGGTAAATCGTAAATAAACATTATGAGTAAGGTATAATTTTCCAGTGGGGAGGATAGAGATCCCTTGTTGATTTATGATCGTTATTGGGACCAAACCATTTGTTAGGAACAATTACTGTTCCTTTATCTGCCAAATAAGCTCCCCACCAAGAGAATGTAGAGTTAGCGATAATGAAATCACTACACTGAGTCATCAGATAGAGATCATGATAAGAACTATTTGTTTCTGAAACTAAAAATCTATCATCAGCAAAAAGTTTTTGTGTGAAACACCACAAAGGATCATCAGAGAAAATAACAACCTGACGATCTGGAAACTCTTCTAATGCTTTCTCATAATATTCCATTGAAAGATTATGATGATTGGCTGAGTTGATTAGATAATCACCACGACGAATGTGAAGTGCAACTGGATTGTCTAAGTAACTCACCATTTCACGACACTCATCAACAATCTGTTGTTTGAATGTGAAATGTTCTTTCACCTGTTCTTTGATGTCATCAAAGTACTTATAACTTTGAAAGAATCCAACTAGTGACACATCCTGATCCTTCTTAAGTTGAACCAAACGTTGATCATAAGTGAAGTCTTGTTCATTTAGATCAGGTCCAGGAACAAACCCAATATTCTTTTCGGGAATCTCAAACACATCGAAGAGTTCAACTCGAAGTTTGTTTCCTAAAGAATCCGTTACAACTTGATCGTGTTTGGGCACACAGAAAGATGCTCCAATTCCAGACGCCACCCCCATGACAGTTGCATATTGAAACATCTGGTTTCCCAGTTGTCCTAGTCTTCCGAGATAGTTAAAACCAATCATTTATATTTTTTTAGATACTTTTGTTCTTGATAATATTGTGTGAGTTCTTCTCGACTCAAACCTTTCAAGTAATCCCACAATTCAAAATTCTGTTTCATGTAGGGATTTGTTATCCAAGAATTTGGTGTTCTGGCATGTTCAAGATGATAGACAGTATCATCGATTCTTCCAACGTTATAACCTAACAAACCAAATCGATGAATTCTTTCTTTATCTTCTGGTGAATAAGAAATAAAGTTCTCATTCTCCATTCCTGCACCAATGTAAGAACTTCGACGAATAAACTGAACGTGACCACTCTCAGCGTTATCGGGTTCAAAGTTTTTCTCTAAGTAAGAGAAATCACAATCGTTAGAAAGAAAATCTGAAACCATCTCATCAGTTGCGTTGATCTTCTTCTGCCAAATTCCTTTGCCATAAGGATAAACAACATCATAAGTTCCACACATGATCATCTCCTGTGCCTCCAAGTAAGACATACGAGGAAGGAGAACATCAGTGTCATAGTTAGAAACGATCTCAGTCTCAGACATATGAATCATCTCATTCAGATATCTCATCCTATAGAACATAGGATCATCTGGATCAGATTCCTCAAAGATGTGATGAAGATTACTTACATCTCCATCCAGATACTCTATAACCTGAGGAAGAACATATTGTTTGAAGACGGATTCACGATCAACTTCCTTCAGAATGACTTTGGTTTCAAAGTTGGAAAGAAGGTAACACAAGACGGTTACCACATTTCTCATTCGATCTTTTGATTCAATTCTGATTGGGATGATGAATGTTACATCCTTTAGATCTTGTTTCATTTTAGTTTGGAATTACTGTCCACTCTTTGGGATAAAGATCCCTACAGTCATTGACTGCTTCAAGAACAGGACCGTACCAATGTTCTGGAACAATGATTGGATTTGTTCTGTTCTTTTGTAACCAAGCTCCCCACCAACCAAGAGTTGAAGAAGAAAGAATCGCACCATTACACAGAGACATCAAACAAAGATCAGTGTAAGGAACCTTTGAGTACCTTTGACGACCATCACCCTCTAAACACAAATGACCATACTCTGGAACATCAGTGTTGATAAGGAAACGATCATCCTCAAAGAACTCTTGTTGTGAACACCATTCAGGATCATCAGAACAAACAAGAACACTCACATCATCATCAAAGTGTTTCAGAGCTCTTTGATAATAATCAAAGGTCATCATGCGATAATAATCTTCTCTTCCAACATTGTCTCCTCGTCTGACATGGAGGAAGATGATGTTTTCAAATTGAGAAACGAACTCATTACAGACATTAAAGATCTCATCTTTGAATTCAAGATCCTCCCTAAGTTCATTCTCAATGTGCTTGAAATAACGCTCAGTTTGTAGATAGCCATCAAGGTTGCAATTATCCTCAAAATTATTAAAGAGGTTCTCATCAAAGTTATAACAAGACTCGGTGACATTCTTTGTTCCAGGGTTCAATTGTTTCAAGCTATCAAAACTAAACATTGCCTGAGGTGCAACATTTGAGTTAACGAATCCGAGATTCTTTTCTTGAAGATGCTTCATCTTGAATGGATGATGCATTCCATAGTTTGCAAAGGTTTCATGAGAGTCTGGAGGAATACACCAGTCATAACCATGATGAGCAGCAATACCTCTCAGTGCTGCATATTGAAAGAGTTGGTTACCAAATCTTCCATTTGTTCCTAACCGATCATATCCAATCATAGATCCACCACAAAGATTCCTTCAGTAATATTTTCTTTACTATCGACAAATCTTACCCTATCATGGTAGGTTCTATCAAGATCTGAGTAAACTTGTGGATCGATTCTCGAATCAGTTTTGATGTAAACAACACGATCCTCTGATAAAAGATCCAAAGCCAATCTCATTTGTTGACTCTCAGTGAGAATGTCAGTTCCTTTCTTATAAGTAACTGAATCAAAATAGAAAGGTTTATCTGGATTGATCTTCAGGAAGAAATCAAGAAGGAACTTTGCATGTTGGTTATTGATTTCATCAGTAACATATCCAAGGTTGTAATCAAGTCCAACACTCTGTGCAAAGTGTGCAAATGCTCTGTTGTCTCTGGGGAGACAAGGACCACCATAACCAAATCCATAACCAAGATATTGTCGTCCCACACGAGTGTCTGTTCCAATCGCAGTCAAAACACTACGAATCTCATCACCACATCCTGCTTGACGGAGAACATCTCCAACCATGTTGGCATAACTGATCTTGGTTGTCAGATAACAATTCAAAGCAATCTTAGTAATCTCTGCCGCCGTTGTTGACATCGTACAAACAATTGATCTTGTTGTTTGAATCTTCTTATAAAGATTCGAGATGTCACTTACAACATTCGAGACCGTTGAATCATTGAGATCATATCCCAACAAAACCATGTCGGCTCTTCTCAAGTCATTGACAATTGAACCTTGTGCAATGAATTCTGGATTATAAAAAACTTTTACATTCTTTGGAAGTTTTGATTGGAATCTTTCACAATCTCCAGGATTGGTAGTACAACCAACTACAAAGTATTTGGTTTCCTTTACGTCTTGGAAATCTTCAACAACTTGCCACACTGAAGACACATCATAAGACCCATCTTCCAATGATGGAGTTGAAACCAAAGTGTAAATCAAATCACATTCATCAATAACTTCTTTGTTATTGGTTGTTGCTCTAAGATTTGTTGATGCTCTAAGAAGATTCAAAACCTCAGGTTCATTGGTTTTGATTCTTTTATTATTGATTGACTTGACATAATCATCTCTAATGTCAGAAACCAATACGTCATATCCTGCTGCTTCACACAGAAGGGCAAAGCAGATACCAAGTCTGCCAGCCCCGATTACACCGATTTTCATAGCTTGAATGTAGGAATAGGGTCCATTTTATGTTTGTTTCGACTATTGAACCAGTGAAGTTCCCTAACGGCAGGACCAGTTCCAGTCTCCATTGCCAGTTCTAGGTCAGCATAAGATGCTCCTAGTTGATCTTCATCAGTTCTCTTATCATCCCAGAGACCATCAGTTGGTTGTGCTTCGATAATATCCTGACTTACGCCTAGATGTTTTCCAAGTTCCCATACTTCAGTCTTGTAGAGATCAGCGATAGGTGCGATATCAACACCACCGTCACCATATTTAGTGTAGAATCCCACACCATAATCTTCGACTTTATTTCCTGTACCAACAACCAGACCAGAGTTCTCACCAGCAATCTGATAGAGAGTTACCATTCTCAGACGGGATCGAGTATTGGCAAGTGCCAGTGTGTTCTGAGCATAACCAGACAAAGACTTTTTGAACTCCTCAAAGACACTCGTCAGATCAAATTGAACCATGGAAACATTCTCATAGGTGTCAACCAACCACTTCATGTGATCCTGTGAGAGGGTTCGTTGTCCTTCATCCTGGTGAATGGGCATTCCAACCACATAAACAGGGAGTCCAGTCTCAGCACAAAGAGTTGAAACCACAGCGGAGTCGATGCCACCAGAGACACCGACCACAAATGATTTCAACCCACTACCATTGAGATAATTACTCAACCAAGTTACGATTCTTGTTTTGAGTTTTCCGTAATCATCAATTCTGTTCATTTTGAATCTGTTCTCTAATCCAATTATAAGTTTTGGAGATTCCCTCTTCAAGAGTCATCCCATAATCCCAACCAAGTTTCTCTCTAATCAAATCATTGTTGGAGTTTCTACCTCTCACACCCAGAGGTGCATCCAACTTATGTTCTCTACGAACTACTTTTCCAGAAACCTTAGCGACAGTTTCGACCAGTTGATTGATAGTGACCATCTCCTCAGAACCAATGTTCACAGGACCCATGAAGTCACTGTCCATCATTCGTCTGGTAGCTTCAATACACTCATCAATAAAGAGGAATGATCGAGTCTGTTGTCCATCACCCCAAACTTCAATGGATCCACCTACGTCTGGGAGTCTTCCAACCTTACGACAGATGGCTGCTGGAGCTTTCTCTCTTCCACCATCCCAGGTTCCTTCAGGACCAAAGATATTGTGATACCTAGCAACACGAACAGGGATCCCGTAGTTGCGATTATAAGCAAGATAGAGTCTTTCAGAAAAAAGTTTTTCCCATCCATATTCACTATCTGGATTAGCGGGGTATGCAGATTCTTCACGGCAATCAGGGTTTTCTGGATCCAGTTGATTATGTTCTGGATACATACACGCAGATCCAGAATAAAAGATTTTAGTTTTATTTACTTGATGGAAATCGTTGAGTTTCCTTTGTTCCTCAAGAACATTCAGGTTGATTGTTGCTGAGTTGTGCATGATGTCTGCATCGTTCTCACCTGTGAAAACGAAACCAGCACCACCCATATCAGCAGCAAACTGATAGATCTCATCAAAGGGTGAAAGGAATTGTTCTGAAATCTGAGAATAGAAGGTGTTACTGGGCCCACCAAACCTGAGTGCCCTACGAACAATACTTACATCTCGGAGATCTCCAACAATAAACTCATTCGCTTCAGTCTGACTAAACTCAGGACGCTTGAGATCAACTCCACGAACCCAGTAGCCTTCCGAACGAAGTCGTTTTACCATGTGACTTCCAATGAATCCACCAGCACCCAGTACCAGTGCTGTCTTCTTATGTTCAGACATTAATAAAAAAGTTTCTTTCTATCTATGATACAAAAAAAGACCCCTGATGTCAAGGGTCTTTATAAGGTCTTTCATGCACGCCACTTGCTCTTTAACTAGAAGCAAGAAACTAGGCGGGAGTGTTACCCCCATCCGCACCACCAGTTTTTAGGAAACTGGAAACCAGAGGTCATTGACTCCACCACCTAGTTTTAGGAACCAGGAAACCCGAGGGTCATTAGACCACATCCCGACCAGTACTGTTTAAGTCCATCCGTGACTCAAATCTCAAAGAGTTCCTTTGGAGAGTTTCTCAATATTGTTCTTTGGATTTGATTTCAGAACAGCGATCAGAGTGTTGAGTTTTGCCTCAACATCAGAAGAAGGTGCTGTTGCTGCAGGTGCCTGTGCATTTGCTGCCAAAGCTTGTTTGATTGAAGCAAGTTCAGCTTCAATTGCTTCCAGTCTTGTCTCGACTTCTTTGTCGTACTGAGACATGTATGTGGATGATTTCTTTGTAGTCATAGTCCTAAAGTTTTGAAGTATTTAGATTAAGATTAGTCTTTGATATAACAAGGAACACGATCAGGATCAAGCCATTTGGCGTATTCAATATCTTCCATGGCTAAGGAACATTGCATTCCATTGTCAAAAAGATAAATGTCATTCCAACGTTTTGTGTAGTAATCCTGTTTTTGAAGACGGTAATCAGGTTTACCATTGATCTCTAGGATACCTTTTTCAATAAATCGGTATCCTTCACGTTCCAATAAAGTTTTCACAATTAAGAAGCCTCAACAACTTCCAGATCCTCAGCCAGACAATCGATTAGGATATCATAATCGTCCAGGGGATCTCCAGAGAATTGGATTCCTCCATTTTCATAATACTTACGAACTTTACGATAAAGTTTTGGATTCTTTACATCAAGATAAAAAACACCCTCAACAGCTGAACGAAGAGTGCTGAGATCTTTTTTGAACTTAGAAGTAACAGTCATGATTCTTTTGTTTGACTCTTTTATTATAAGGGAGATTGTTCTTGGTTACCAAGAGTGTGGACAGATGAATAACTGTCTTTAAGATGCTTCATCGTGATCGGTGTAAAGGTTGAGGATGGGGTCATCTGCAGGTGCGAACACTGCCGCTTTGCCATCTTCATTTATAACACCAATTGTCTCACCATTTTCAACTCTGGCAAAGAGTTCATCAAAGTTCTCTTCCCACTCTTGGAC